TAAGTCTATCATGTCCCCATCAATACCTTCAACAGGTTTCTCTGGAGTGTCTAAAACAGGCTCCCCATACATGTCTATATATCCTTCAAAATTGTGCTCCATAGGGATAAATAAAGAGTAGAGACCAGATTTAGTCTGTCCATTAGCGTTCCTCTTGCTTACATCCGAGTCGTTATATAATTTTTTGAAGTTATTACCTCCTTTATCTAAAGCGTTTGAAGTACTCCCCATCATACATTTTCCCACCACCTTACTACCTAATCTTAGACATGTCTTCGTGACTCTCCAGTTGTTTAATATGTTTTCTGGCTTCTCCCATTTACCGCTTTCGTCATGTATTAATAGTAGTAGCTTTTCTCCATCATATGAGTTATCTGAAGTGTTTTTCCAGTCTATAACAGTATCTAAACCATCCATTGACACCTCATCGGTTTTATCCATGTTGTTTTTGGTTATCTTACTGGCTGGAACTCTATACCCTAGTTCTGTTTTTGGCTTATCCATACCATCTTGAATAGGCTTAAAAAAGAAAGGGTAATTGTTTGATATGGGAACAACTTTATCCGTAAACATTTTCTTAGCATCAGAACCTGTTTTAGATAATATGCCGACTCTAGCGTCTCTTGTTATTGTGGCTTGATTAACCCCCTCGCAAGAACTCATAAATGAGAAACCAGAACGTCTATTTTTTAAATAACACATACCAAAGCTTCTTTTATCTGCCTTACAAGCCTCCCAGAATATGTAAAAAATCCTATTAGATTCCCTAAAATCTGGCTTACCTACGTCTATTTTTGTCCAGTTTAAGTACATATAGTGCGTACCGGTAATATAAGTGGGTTTATTATTGTTTGTAAACCAATATCCCTGCTCTCTGTTGTCGAACTCGTTACTTATATAGTCTACCCATTGGGACTTGAAGTTGTTATCTCTTTTTTGCCAATCAAAAATCGACTTTATGTTTTTAAATTCTTTAGGAGATTCTTTAGGTGTCCATTTATTGAACTTAGTGTTTATATTTTTTGGCTTACTTGGTAGAGCTACCTTTAGGTTTTGTATGTTGTATATCTCACCTATAGTGCCGTCTTTAGATATTACAACTATATCGTATTTTTCATTATAACCATAAGCCCAAGACTTAGCCTTATTCTTAGTGGTAATAACACTTTTAGGTATAGTATCTTCTAAGACACTATGTAGTTTATTTTGATCGTTTCTCTGCAAATCCTTGGTAAGTTTCTTTTTCTATAACCTTATCCTCCAACATTGCTTGTTCCTCTTGTATTCTTCTTAGTATTTCAAAAGCGTCAAATATAGCCAGCTTCTTTGTTGCCGCTGCATTTTTTAATCTATCAGCTGCTAAATCATCTTCTGCTTCATATTTTATAATATCTTCTTTAGCAACTTTAATGAGTTCTCTTACTGCTATCTCACCAGCTTTTATAATATCTTCTTTTAATTTTTTTACTATATCAATACGCATATGTCTTTTGTTTTCATTCGATACAATATTTCTCCGTCTATTTCAAATTCATATTCTGATTCTGGCGTGAACACTACGGTATCTCCTTCAAACACATCTAAACTATTTAACCCTTCGTTGCCATATACTACCGTTCCTTGTAGTTCTTCGTGCTTATCTAGAGACATTAGTATGTCTTTTTTCTTTTCTATGGGTTTTATAAAACAATAATCTCCAACGGATTGCCATTTTTCTTTATGCTTAAATAGGTAAACTTGTTCTAAGTCAACAATATACGTATTATCCTTAAAGTGACAAGGTCCAGATTGCTCATTACCCTTCATGTCATAGAATTTTCTAAATATATTATGATGAAGGACCACAATGTCTCCTTTTTTTATAGAAGGAAAGAAGTTTACAACAGGAGTTTCTTGTATTACACCAAACCTATTTGTTGTAGTATGGTCTTCTTGAGAAGTACTTTTAATTAAAGTTTTGTCTCCATACTTACTTATATTGTCGTACCTGGTGTTATTTAAAGGAGTTATTAAAAACGAGTATGGTGATTTCATCTTAGTAGCTTACGTTATATTCTATAGATGAAGGCATAGAAACATTAAAACTTTTCCATAGAAATATTTCATCATTGTCATTCTCAACATAGACTCTTATTTCCCCATTAGCTTCTCTTCTTATTACGTGTACGGTATATGTTTTTAAAACCTTTTGTCCTACTACATAATTCATAGAGGATTTATAGTCCGATCCAATCGAGACTTTCCTAATATATTCCATTTTATTTTATTTAATACTAAGACATTACCATAGCAATCGCAGCAGGATCGCTAACAGGTGCCCCAGTTGTTCCAATTATGTATAAAGCTCCAACAGGTAAACCTCCTGCTAAAGCTGCTCCATTATTTGGGAATTGCAGTAAAGCTGTATTATTTCTATATCCGTTAGCTAACGCATCACTAAACTGAATGTAAGGGGCTGCAGGGCCTCCTACAGTGCTAGCATTAGCTCCAATAGCTACTTGTGACGTTGCGGATGCTGAATTACTATTAGCACCTATAGCGGTGCCTTCTGGACCAGCTTGTGAGCCAAAACCCAATGCGACTGAATCATCTTGAGCTAAAGAGTTTTGACCTATTGCAGTTCCTTGAGGAGCTCCTGTTTGAGCTAAAACTCCTATAGCAATACTACTAGGATGATTCCCTTGGGCTGAATCTCCAATAACCACACTTGAATTTCCAGAAGCTCCACTTGCTCCACCAATACAAACTGTACTGTTTCCACTAGCTGCAACAGCTGCGTTAAACCCTATTGCGATACTCACATCACCTGCTGAATTAGCTCCTTTTCCTATTACAATATTTCCACCTACACCTGCTGGGGTACTTGAACCATCTATTGAAGAAGCGTTAGCTCCTATTACTACAGCTCCTCTACCTTTAGCAGCGGCTGTTTGAGTTGATTGAGCATTGTAACCAAGAAGAACAGAGTCTGTTTCAATAGCACTTGGTCCATTACCTCCAGTACCTCCTCCTATTACAACACTAGTGTTTTTTGTGCCAGCTTGAGGTCCGATAGCTACACCATCTAATAAACTAGCGTCTTGTGCTAGGTTTCCAACTACAATGTTTGCACTTCCTGTGGTGATACCGCTACCTGCGTTAGCTCCTATTAAGGTGTTAAAATCAGTTGCGCCTAAGTTACTTCCAGCTGAATATCCTACAGCTGTGTTTCCTTCTCCTGTTGTTAAGAATAAAGCCTTATAACCAAAAGCTGAACTTTCTGGTCCTGCGGCTGATAATAGAGCTGATGAGCCCATTGCTGTATTTCCAGAGTTGGTAGTTCCTCCACTACCTGCATTAGCTCCTACATAAGTATTGTCAGTACCTGTGCTATTATTAAAACCGGCTGATATTCCTACAGCAGTATTTAAGTTACCACCTGTTTGAATGCTTTGTAATGACGAGGCTCCAATAGCTACACAGTTTTGTGGTGCTTGCGTAGCTCCACTTCCTTGTAAAGCTTGTTTACCTATCCCTGTATTGTCTGAAGCGTTTATATATCTCCCTGAGTTATATCCTAAATAACTAGAACCTGATGTGTTAGTTACGCCACTACCTGCATTTAACCCTATTGTTGTATTGTTTATTCCAGAAGTTATATTTCCTAAAGCGGTAATACCTACAGCTGTATTTGAAGAACCTGTAAAAGTGGCTCCATTTCCGTTCATTGATTCGTTACCGATAGCTAAATTAAAATTAGCATCTAGAGACATATCAAAGTATCCAAAACCTCTAAACAAGCTTGAAGTTAACCCACTTGGGTCAACTGGATATCCACCCATCTGTATGTCATATACCTTTGCCGCAGGTGTTACACTGTCGTCTATTGTTATTTTATTTGTATCTACTGCTTTTCCTACATTTGGAGCGGTGTTTGATCCAATAAAAATGCTTTTCCCTGGTAAGTTTGGTATGTCATTTGACCTTTGAGTAGATGATACATGCATAGAACCACCAGCTCCTGTCTTGGTAATTACACCTACGTTTTGAACTAAGTCGGTTGATGCACTTGGTCTATCGTAAGTTAATCCTAATTGAGCTGTTACACCGTTATATGCTATTGCGTATACAACACTACCAACTCCACCTGTACCAGCAATAAGAGTCTCATTCAAGTCCAACTCCCCATTAACAACAACTTGAGTATCACTACCTATGGCGCTTGCTGTTTTTATTAAACCAATAGCAGGCATTTCACCTGCAACTGCATTGTTTATTAAGTCCACAGTTATATAACTATTAGGCCCTGATGGTGTTCCAGCAACATAAACAGGTAGCCCCACTGGGAAAGTGGCTGGCCCTGTGCTTGCTGCTTTAATGTGTACATCTTCAACAATGTTTTTTGAACCTAACGTCCCTGGTGAAACCCACTCAGGAGTCCCAGCTGATCCATTACTTATTATAATATCTCCAATATTCCCATATCCCACTCCTCCAGTGTTTCCAAATTGTATTGGGCCTTGAAAAACCCTTAAAGCTGCAGCGCCTGTAAAGTTACCTACAACTTGTGCAGCTGAATTAGTTCCATTTGTTGAAAACTTAGCATAACTAGCTGTACTATTTCCTATTACTGTGTTGTCTATGTTGCCTCCGTTTATATCTACTGTGGCTAATGTAGAGAGTCCAACAACATCTAAAGTGGTACTAATTGATGCAGCTCCTGTTAGGTTGATGTTTCCGGTTCTTGTAATGTCTCCTAAACCTATTAGGTTGCCTGTTAAATCAATATTACCTGTTAAAACAATGTTTTGAGTAGCAGTATTTCCTGCATCTAACACTTCTTGAAGGGTTACTTGTCCTTGAGATATTACATCTGCTAACGCTTGAACTGTAAAAGTTTTTGTCTGTAAGCTAGGACCAGTCCCGACCGCATCAGTTCCTATTAAATAATCGGTTAAGTTTACTGGTGATTGATTGGGATATGCGGTAGTGTTAGATATTTTAGCCATTTTCTTTTTCTTTTATTTCACCAGTTTCTATGTTTATAACACAGTCTTTGCCATATTTTTCCATTAAACTAGCTTCTAGAGTTGTAAAATCTGACCTAAGTTTATTTACTTCGGTAATTATTAATGATTTTTTAACTTCTAAGTCTCCTAGTTGAGTTTTGTACGTTTGAAAAAGTTGATTTAACTCTCGAAGTTGTTTTAATTCTTCTGTTGTTACTTTGTTCGCTTCTTCGTTAATTAGTTGTTCTTTTACTGCTTCCATTTTAATTGATTTTATTTAATTGATTGTTACTATTGCAAAGATAGTTATTTTTTATCTTTCATTGAGCTTCCATAGAAATATCCAAAGATACTGACAATTATTCCTTCCGATATTCCAATTAAGTGAATCCAAATGTGTTTGTTAACTTCAGGCACTTCTATGTAAATAATAGCATACACTAAAAAAACAAAGACCCCTAAACCTATGAATCCAGTTAGGTTAAACATGAAATCAAACTTTCTTATTTTAGCTAAAGCCACCTCTCTTTGGCGAGCTGAGTCTCTATCTTCTACTTCCGCTTTATAAGCTTCTACTAGTTGATTATGAATTAATTCCCTTGTTTCTGGGTCAATGTTATCATCTAAGTCAATGAGATTTTTAACAATTCCATATACCCCTTGAGAAGGTAATACATCTCCAACTACATCTAAAATTTGAGGAGCTTTCTCTTTTAGAAACATCCCCACTTTAGTATTTTTAAAT